ATCATAAAGAGGTTTAGACGCTTCACTTCTCGCCTTGGTTAAATCATCTAGGTTGCCAAAATAAGCATCAACTGGTGAAATATCTCTTGAAAGATGGTCAGCAACTCTTGAAACAGCTCCTTGACTTCTGTTTTCTAGCGCATCAACAACAATGTCTTTTCCAGTTGAAATCTTAGCAACGGAGCGAGTTAGACCCTTAATTGAGTCTCCAGCAATGTCAGGCAATAAAACTGGATTATCAGGTGTAGCGGTCTTTAATTGCTCTAATAAAACAGTTGTTTGCTCTTTAGGGAGCCTTGCAGCAAGGATGTCTTCAGCTGATTTTGCGGTAAATAGTGACTTACCAGCATTGCCAATTGCGCCAACTACTTTTCCACCAACACCAAGCGCAGTACCAAATCCAGCACCAACAACAGTTCCTTTTGCAGTTTCTAAAGCTCTATTTCCTAAACCAGCTTCTTCTTGCATTGAGACGCCACTAGAAGTAGCTCCGCCTATTGCACCACTTGTGGCTATGCCAGCAATTTTTGAGCCTGTAGCGGCGGCAACTCTCGCACCAGTTCCTGCACCAGCCGCAATTGTAGGGGCTACTTCACCAAGAAATATGCCAACTCTTTCAGACATTGGAAGTTGTGCTTGTTGCTCTTTTCTTTGAGTAACTGCGCCAGCTAATCTATCGCCAAAATTCTGTTGACCAACATTATCACCAAAGTAAATTCTTTCTATTAGTTTTGCGGTACTTTCACCAAGGTCAGTTGCAGCTTGCACGCCACCAATTGCAGCATTTCCTAAGCCCTTCATAGCTCCTGTTGCAACTTGTACTCCACCAATTGTCTTCATAGCTCCTCTTGAGAAGTTAGAGACTACAGTTTGGTTTCTTTCTTGGAAAGATTGAGGCTGTTGGGCTGGTTGGATAGTCTCGGGAGCTTGTGGAGCTTCTTGTGGGGTAATACCATTTTTTGTAACAAATTCATCGACAGCAAAATTTATTTGATCCGAAGTAGTTCCTTCTGGAAAAGTTAATTTTTGACCTGTTTCTAAAGTTACTGTAGGCATTAGTTGCTTACCTCGTAAGATACGCCGTTGCTAGAGGTAAATTTACCTGAAACTGGTGCTTTAGCATATTTTTGGTTTATGCCTTTAATAGTTTGTAACGCTGCCATTCTATCGCCAGATGGAAGATTTCTGTTCCCAACATTACCAGCGGCTTCTTTGTAAAGTCTTGTATCAGCATCAGATTGCGGACCTTCCATTCTTGGGACATTAGAGGTTAAACCAGCGGCGATAACATCTAATTGTGAGTCAGCTTTACTCATCTTAGTGCTTCTACCTGCAACTTGATTTGCTGCTGTGTAAATATTTTGAATTCTTCCATTTGTTGCTTCAGGTAATAATTTTTCAGCTTGACTTACTAGATCCAAGACTTGAGGTGCAACAATAGATTTGTTTGCTAATTCACCTTCTTTTTTACCCGTCTCGGTACCTTTAGATTCAGCCGCTTTAATAGCTCCTTTTGAGTCAGTTAATCCACTTACAGGCGCAACATTGCCAGACGCATCAAAGCCTAAGCCTTGTCTTGCTAATCCTTGAGCTTGCATTAAAGCTTGAGAATAACTTAAATTAGGATTTTCTCTTCTAAGATTATTAATAATTGCACCAGTTGCGCCACCGCTTGCAGCAGAATCAGGAGCAAAAGAAGATTCTTTTCTAACTGCTGCTTTATATGTTGGAGCATCAATTAGTCCAGCTTTGTAATCAGCCGCTAGTTTGCCAAACGAACTTTGTGGCTCTGCTGTTTTAAGAGAAGCCTTTATTGTTTCTAAAGTATATGCTTGACGAGTCTCTGGAGAGAGAGTTGAGGCAATATCAGCTAAATGAGGAAACTGTTTAGAGAATTGAGCTTGTGAAGATAATTCTTGCTCGTTCAAATCTTTCTGCGCTCTGTATTGTGTAAAAGCACCAATGCCAGCAGTTGCAAGTTGTGCGGCTAATCCAACACCTCTAGCTTGACCACTTCCAAAATTGGAAGAGTCCATTGCAAATTTAGAGATGTCTTGACCAGTTTGTAGGTTGGCTTGTCCTTGGGATAGTGCTTGCGCTAGTAAGCGTCTGTCAACAGCCATTAACGAATCCTCTTAAAATCAACATCAATCAAAGAATAATCGACGCTAAGGATACCGCTGCTGTCTGATATTACGGCTTCTGGCTTACTTTCTAGTAAGTCTTGCGCCATCACACCTTGGTACACTCCTTCACCTAAGTTTTTATTTTTATATTCAAATTCATATATGTCAAGACCTTTTTCACTAATTCCAATCTTTTTTATGTTTTCTTTTAGGCTAGCGTCGGAGGCGGCTATTGCGCCAATACCAGCATTACCAAGAGAGCCAAGCGCTTGATATTGAGCATTTCTATTTTGTTGTTTAAGTTGTTTAGATAATAAACTTTGTTGTAATCCAGCTTGTCTATTAAATTGAATACCCATTTGCTCGGCATTAAATAAATCTAAGCCTTGGAAGCCATTACCTTGATTTTGTGAGAAAGAAGCACCTGCGCCAACTTGTGAACGACCAAGAAGAGAGGCAATTTCGTTAAATCTTTGTCCTCTAACCGCTTCGCTTGTCTGAATTGAAGCTTGGCTTAAATCTGTGTATTGACGAGCGATTGAGTCATCTAACCGATTCATTGCTTCATTATAGCCTTCGGAGCCAGCAGGAATGCCTTGATCTGCTAATTGTGTTGCTAAATCTCTTCTTTGTTGCCTTACAATTGGGTCAATTTGAGCTTTGCCACGATTAAAAGTAGCATCTTGGATTGCTTGACCATCATTTGAGAAATCACCACTTAAAGAGCCGCTTAATTGAGCTGCTAAACCTTCTTGGCGGAGCCTTTCAGCTTTTGTAAAGTCACTTTCATTGAGAGAAATAGTATTTGTGTAGGGATCGTAAGATTGTCCACCTTCAGGCGTTCTTATTGTAGGATTATTAAGTAATAAATCCTTTTGTTGCTCAGGAGAAAGATTTTTAAATAGATTTGTCGAAGCAATTTGTTCAGGTGTATAGCTTGATCCGTCGGCATTTCTGCCACCAGTTCTTTTAAACTCGTCGTCGTTAAAAATTCCTTCTTTTGTGCCAAGAATACTTCTGCCACTTCCTAAAAAGTCATTTCCTAAAATACCGAAACTTCCTGCTTTATTTACAAATTTTGCGGCTTTTTTAAATAAACCCATATTTTACCTATAAAATATTGCTTACAGTCACGCTGTAATCCGTTCTATACCAATTCAATTGCTGACCGCTTAGGCTAGTCTTGAGTCGCATTCCGACATCAACACCTTGTCCAGACGAATATACTAAATCATTTCTTGTAAGCCCTTCAGGACTCCACATTGCCACATCCCAAAAGCTTACATCCCAAAAAGAACCGCTTGCTACTGTAGAGCTTATATTTTGGCTTGTTTGTTCTTTGCCATAATCGAAGTTTACAAAAGTGTTAATCGCTACAGTTCCATCAGCTTTAATTGTATTTCTAAAAGCATTTATTGTCTTTTCTTGTGGGCTTCCTAGGTTTGAGTAAGCGGCTTGCACATCGCAAACAATGTAATTAGAATTGTCGCTATATCCATCATCAGCTTTGTAAACTTTACCATTGCCACCAAAATAAATATTGTTGTTGTAATTGCCCCAAGTAACAGCATTCATGCCTGTAAATTTAGTGGCTGCACCTGTGATTGTATTGATTACATATTGCACATAGGTTTCATTGGTAGCTACTGGAACATTAATTAAAAGCCATCCACCTTTTGGATACAAAACAACTTCCCACCCGTAATTTGAGGCATAGGAATTGACGGCATCAATTGCAGCGCCAGACAATTTACTTCTTTGAGTTACCGAGCCATCATTTTTAAACACTTCTGAAAAGAAAACAAAATCTTGGTCAGTAATCATCATAATATCCCCAGCAACCTTCTTAGCTCCTCTTATTGCGATTGGACGACCTATTTTATAAGTTCCAAGCAAAGCCCAAGTTGCAGGATCTGAACCTTGATACAACAAAACATCACCAGAAGACATTAGGAAGACAGCATAATCATCAACACCATTGCCGCCGTCTAAATTCCAAGTCATCATTGAAACAAGGTTGCCACCAAAAGGAGCTACACGAGAAAGTTGAAACTTGGTAAAAGTGCCACCGATTGCATTTGTTGCGCCATACCAAACATCTTGAGCATTAGAAGACCACACATAAACACGATTTTTATGAATATTAATTCCGTCTAATTGGCTCACAGTTAGTCCACTTCCTGAAATTGTACTTGCTGCTAAAGTAGTGCCGTCAAAAGTTTGTGGCGTATCTGCGCCATTAACCATGATAATATAGGCGTTAAAATTAGCCCATTGCCATCTAGCATTTGTAAATTCAGTGCCTAAACTAACTATTGAGGCAGGATTTGTAATATCATTAATTTGGCTACTGTTGCAACAAATAAATTTGCGGGTTGCGCCAGCATTGTATTCTATAAGTGTCTCAATGTAGCCACTTAAACCAGTAGCATATTCTGTGAAGCCTTTGCGCGTAGAAACCGAACCTTGAGCAGGAAACCAGTTTTCCATTATTACCGCATCAGTTGGCTCCATGGCACTTTCAGAATCTCTAGTATTTAAACCACCTGTAGGCGCAGGTACATTTGAGCGCAAAGCAGTACCATTTCTTTCTTGGTTTAAATCAAGATAGTTTGAGTTCTGGTTTGATTCGCTTGTAAGTCTTGCGCTTTTAGTGATATTTAATGGCATTATGGAGCTACAATTAATTGTGGATATCCAATTTTAACATCAAAATTGCTGTAGTTGTGCCTTACTTTGCGTCTTGCTCCATTGGTTCTAACACGCTCTGCAATTGCATTGTTTGCTGTTTTTTGCTCTTCAGCATAAGGGCGACCATTCTTTTCTAACCATCTCCAAGTTGCATCTAAGCGCACAATATAGGCATCAATTACTGGTACATCAGTATCAGCAAGCCAAGTTGTTTGCCCAGCTCCAACAGAACTGTTGATAATTTGATTGGTAATGTATTCGTAAATGTAAGCATTTACTGAAGCGGGGATTGGGAAAATTAAAGTTTGTCCTTGACGGATTCGGAAATATTCAGTTGTTGCGCCGCCAGAAATAGTCGAATTTTTAAGGATACGCCATTCTTCAGGAGTCATCGGACCTTTTACAGGCCACATTTCATCTTTATTCCAAAAAGTTTCATTTACAAATCTGTCAAAATCTGACGGCAAATTATAGCCTTCAGTTGCGTTTACAGAATTAAATGTTTTTTCTTTTTGAAGCTCTTGCCACTCATAAGAGCGTGCAAGTTCAGTCATCGTCACAGTCAGCACTTCAAGAATCTGATAAGCAACATCTTGTGTGTTTCCAATAATAGTAGTTGGGATGCTGCTATTCTTAGTTTCTCTTAATACTGATTGTGCAATGCTTAAAAGTGTCATTATGCCTCTAAGTTATTTTCTTCTTTTACTATTGGCTCAGGAATTGTAGACAAGAAAACTGGTTTTCTACTTCTTTTAGGAGCATTCTCAAGCGCAGCTACATCTTCTGCTTTAGAAGCTTCAGCAGCGGCTAATTTCTTTTTAAGTTCTTCAATTTCAGTTTGTGGATTATAAATCACAGCATTTTTCAAGGCTAAATATTTTTCATAAGCTCTTGTGTATAATTCTGTTTCAGAAAGCCAGCGAACATCATCGCCGTCTGTAATTCTAACTTCTTTAACTGGTCTAACAACCACAGTTGTTGAATCAGCAGGGATTTCAATGTGGATGAATAATTTAGCAATCTCATCAGAGCTAATAATACGATCCTTATCATCGCGTTTTACATTAACTTTACACATTTTGTCAAAGAAGGCTACTTTAAGAGCGCCATTTTTACTAAGAACTAGTTGTGAAGGTCTAACATCTAAAACTAAGTTAGTCATTGTTTTGTTTTTTTAATTAATAAATAGAGGGGGTGTTTTATGCCCCCTCCTTTTCTTGTCTACAATTAAGCAGCCAAGCCGTCATCCATGTATGGATATTGGATATCTAATTCAGCCAAACCAGTTGCAGGTGTGTTGATAGCAGAAGCGCCTTTCATTAACTTGACTCTATCACCAGCTACAACAGCGTCATCGATTGAACCAGCGGTTGCAGTTGCGTAGCAGTTTGCGTTATCAAGAAAACCAGTCAACACTTTACCAACAGCTTTACCAAAAATTTGATACCAGCCATAAGAAGAAGCTACATTATCAGACATTGATACAGCTACTGGGTCAATCGCGTTAGCAACTAACAAAGCAGTTGAACCATCATCTTGAGCATAGGTTACAATGCTTCCTAATACAGTAGAAGCAACGCCTTTCAAATAGATAAATTCACCTTCACCATAAGCGGTAGAGGCAACATCGTAAGCTTTAACTCTAGTGCCTAGTGGCAAAAGTTGAGTTGTAGAAGTTTCATCAATAGCTTGTGGAATCACTAAGCCATTAACAGGAACAAATTTAGACATGTTTTAAATCCTTTAAATTAAGTTAATTAAGCGTGCATAACACCGTGTACTCTTGCATTATCAATGGTCATGTTGCCAGTGAAAACGATTGGAGTTACATAACAATTTTGGTGTACTGGGCGCATAGTTTCGCCAACTTCAAGCAAATCTTTTCCTAAATATTTTAAGAATACATGATTTGTATTGATGAAGTAAGCATGTGAAGCAGGGCACTCAGGATCATAGAACACATCAGCATTTTTGTACTTGTAGCTAGAAAAGCCTAAAGCGCCAATAGATGGATCAGTGATTCTTTGAACTGATTGCAATGAAGACTCGAAGTATTCGAAATACACAGAGTCAGCAGCGATCAAATCAGGTAATTCACCAGCTTGAGATTGGCAACGAGTCCACAATTTGTTAAATGCAGCTTGGATAGTTGAAGAAGACGCAGTTGCACCTTCTACTGAAAAATCATACAACTTGTTTTGCCATATTGAGTAGTTAGCGCGGTTAATAGCACCAACAGTTCCTGAAGTAGGAGCATCAGCAATTAAAAGTTGTAAACCACCAATTTCTTTTCCACCAGATCCAGTACCATCAGCGTAAATTTGAGAACCAAGATAGTTTTTCAAAGATTCGATAAGGACTTTTTTCTTAGCTTCAGCAAGATTGATGAAAGCTTCTTTGCCGCTGTTTTGCTTCATTTCAAGATCAGTCATGGTCATAGTACCAGTGATGATTTTTTGAGCGAAGGTAGCAGTTGCAAGAACATCTTGAGGAGTTGTGTTAAAGGTATCGTATTCACCTTGTGATTGAACAGTTCCGTTCTCAGCGTACGAGATTTTTTCTTGGAAGTTCACACCACCAGAGGCTTTAACAATATTGCCTTTAGCTTGTAAGCGATTCAACAACGGGTGGTTGTCGATGATATTGCTGATAATATCTGGTTTGTAACTATTCAGCGTGGTAGTCAATAATTGACCGACATCGTTTGGATTTGCCATTTTAATTTTCTATTTAATTGTTTTAAATAGATATTAAGCCTTACAAATTACCAGAAGCCCAAGAATCATAAATACTTGACAAAGCATCCCTAGATGAAGCAGGTTTAACGCCAACAGATGGAGAACGACCAGTAAATTTTTTAAGCTTTTTAGCTTTTTCAATTTCGGCTGCCTTTTTTGCTTTTGCTCTTTCTAAAAGTTTCTCATCTCTTTCGGCTACTAAATCATCATCAAGCAATATTGCCTTTTGATAAGCTTTAGCCATTGTGATATCAGGATTAAAAAGAGGACTCTCTTCATTGAAGAAAAGCGCCATATTTGTCCTTACTTTATCAAAGAGTGGATATTTTAGATTACCTTCATCATCCACAGCATTTCTAAATTCTTCAATTTGATTTGCTGTTTCTGCGTTTTGTCTTTGTAAATCTGATTGTTCTCTTTGGTTTAATTTGCGCTCAATATCTTCTAGCTTTCTGTCTCTAGCTTTCTCTTCAGGGGTGCGATAATCATAATCGTCTTCCTCATAAACAGGTGCATCAATAAGACTGCCTAAATCAATTTTAGTGATTTTGGCAATGTGTTTTAGAGCAGCAACAGGATCACGATCAATAAATTGGATCAGTTCCTTTGTTGTGCTGTACTCTTTCTTTAGATTTCCGAGTTGCAGACTAAGTCTATCTTCTCTTGCACGAACTATCTTTCCTGCATCTAAAATCTTAGTTTGTAGCTCTTTATCTTGTACCGATTTGACGAGGTCTTTAAACTCTTTAGGCTGACCGCTAAGTCTCCTATTCAGTTCTTTTTCCTCCTCAACTTCAGGATCTTTTTTTTCTTCTGGTTGTGCTTCTTCTTCAACCTCTTCTTCAACTTCTCCCTCTTCCATATCTTCAAATAGCGGATTAGGAACTATTGCCTTTTTTGGCTCTACTATTTCTTTTACTTCTTCCTTTATTTCTATATTTTCATCTGGGAAAAAATCATTTAACTTTTCAGACAAAACTTCATTTGAACTTTTTTCTTGAGTCATGTTTAAATAAATCTATTAATAGTGGTTTATTCTACTATTTTTAAAGTAGAGTTAGTTGTCAAGCGTTATTTGTAATCTTTTATATGGCAACCCGCTGCCTTTATTCCATCCATATAAGAACGCTTAGAATAATGCACTTTACTGTCAGCATGGCTAAAAATGCCGCCATGCTTGTTAATAAATCCGTCAACTGTTAAATCTTCCTTTCCTTCCTTGCGAGTAGCCGTCATTGAGTCAACATCAACCCAATCATACTTTCCCTCCATATTCTTAACCAATTTTAAAATCGTCATAAAATTTCTAATTCAGGGCTTTTATTACTAACCAAGCAATCCACAATCTCTTCAACAATATTCTCGTTTGAAAGTTCATGTTTGATTAATGTGCTGACGCTTTGTCTGCCATCTTTTCTAAAGATAAGCTCAACATAGCGGTCAATCTTATCAGAATGGATAAATTGACTCAAGAAAGAGGTGTTAATCTCGCTTTTATCGTCAAAATAGATTGCAAGCATCTTTCCTTTATCTGGACATGTAAAAAAACTAGTTTCTATCATATTTCTGTTGGTTTGTTAGCCTCGCGAATAGTATCGTTTAAAACTTCAGTACGAGCTTTCACAATCATATCAAGACGCTTAGCATCTCTATCTGCTTGACGGTTCACATCTTCAAACTCTAAATTATCTTGATGTTTTTCCATCTCGAATAATCCTTTAGCCTTTTCAATATCAATCTCTTGTTGTCTTAAATTAGCTTCAGATTGCATTTTTTGCGCTTCTAATTGCAGTTTTTGTTGCTCTAGTTGAATTTTAGCTTGAGCTAACATTTCATCAGCAGTAGGTTGTTTATCTTCTGGTTGTTGGTCTTTAGTGCTTAAAGCTTCTTCTACATTGCGCCCAACTTTGAACGGCTTGCTAACAAACATTAAGAATTGCTGGAAAGCTTCTGGGGTAATGATTTGTGCTTGAACTAGCGGGAAGAAAGCAGAGGTAAAATTGCTAATTGCAGTGATATACTCAACACGGTCTTGTTTTTCTTGTTGCTGATCAACTCTAATTGTAGAATCAGTTTCAACATTAATTGCAAAAGTACGCATCTTGTCATTTTTAATAAGAACTTCAATTTCTTGCAATTGTTCAGGAGTTGCAGCGTAACCTTTTAGAATTTCTAAAGGCTCTTTCATTGTTTCTTTAAAACCTTTTTCTGCTTGCTGTTTAAGCATGTCCATCTTTTCTTGCGCTTGTGGATCTTCAGGGCTAATTTGTCTCTGCGCTTCCATTATCAAAACTTTCAAGCGCTCTCTTGCTTGCGCTGCAATTGTGTTAATATCAACAATCTTCAAGCCAGTCATTTGGATTAATTCTTCAATGCTATAATTTTCAATTGTCATTTCAATCAACAATCGAATTAAATCTCTTGACCAAAATTCAATCTCTTTTTGAAGTGGTTGAATGCGCGAAATTGCAAAGTTGCCTTTAAGTTGTTGAGCGGTTGCAGTTTCAGAAGCCATCGAAACACCACGGACAATATCAGAAATACCTGTGATATCTCTGATTGCGTTAATAATCTCAATTTTGTGTTGTTGTAGCTCTCTAATTGCAAGGATAATCTCTTGAAGTGGTTTAAATAGAACCATATCAGAAGCTTTTTGCAAGCCACCAGTACCTTTAAGTGGTGTAAATGTGCCATCTTCGCCGTTAAACAAAGCTTCAATATCAGAACCTTCAGCAACCGAGTTATAAATGCCAGTAGCTTTGCATTGCTGGATTAGTGATTTAATTCTTGCATCAACTTGGTTTAATTCTTCTGCTTGTGATTTGTAGTATCTGTAAAGAGGGATTGGCATCAAAGAACAAGGATCTGATTTAGACCCAAGAGGTGCTGGCATAGGAAAGAAAGAGCGCAATTTGTAAGGGTCTTCTTCTCTCGATAATAAAACACCATCACCGCCAAGAGTTGCAAAGATTACTTCTTCAGCTTCTTTGTCCCAAATCTCCCAAACTTCAGCCATCTTAAATAATTCGTTTTCGTTTGGCTTATCTAATGAATCAAGACGGGTTTTGTTTAATGAAACTGCTTTGCCTTTAGCTCCAAAATCTTCCACTAATTCTTCACGGGTTTTGTAATGTCTAAATGCAATCCATCTTACCTTTGACCATTCTTTCTCAGTTGACATTCTAAAATCTTCCCATGGCCAGTATTCAATACGGCATTTTTTATCGGTTGGGTCAAATTCTTCTGAGCCATCTTCCATTTCAATAACTTCTTCAGGATCGTAACATACACGGGCAACGCCACGACCGCCAACCAAATAATCATCACGACACTTACCAATCACATCTTCAGCGTCTGCATCGTTCAAATATAAATCAACAACACGCTCCATCATCTCAGAAGCTATCTTAGCAACTTCATCTTCGTCAAGAAAGCGTTGAGTAATGTTCGGTTTTGGGAGTTTAGAAAAAACTAAAGGGCGTAAAGTTTGCGTATTAGCCCAAAACACATTGTAGCGCTTAGAATCGTTGTAATCAGAATTGTATTGATCTTTGTAAATGTCAAAATATTTACCAGCTTCATCCCGCCATTTTTGTTCATAATTATTAGCGTTTTCTAGCTCTTTAGTCCACATTTCAACTAAGCCAGCATTGCCTTTGGATAAGCTTAAATCTTCTTTGGTTTCAACTTGTTCAGCTTGCATTTGTCTTCTAGTTGGTTTTCACTTATGTTTGAACTAAAGACGCTTTGCAAGCCTCGATTACAAAAAATAGAATTATGTTTTTAAATTGTCAAGTTATTTTTCATAACTCTCTTGAATATGTATTGGGGTCATTTTCTTCCTAAATTTTGTCTTTTAGAATCTTCATTTTAACTCTGAAGAGTTCGGGCATTACCTCAGCACATTGCTTTTCTTCAGTACCGGTAATGTTTATTGAATAATATCTTGGCTTCAGGGTAAGGGGGCAAGGTCTTTTAAAAAACTGAATCCTAATCTTTCCGCCATAAACGGTGTCTTCTTGAGGTATTGCCAACATCTTTTCCAATGTAAAATTATCTATTTCAGAAATATCTAGTGCGTTTTGTATTCTACTCATAAATTGTGCTTTAGTTTATATTCAGCTAAATTTTTCTTTAGAGTAGCTATCCTACTTTTTATTATTTCGTCAATGTTAGAATTTCCAGCAATTTTTTTTGGAATTGTTATAGTTCCTGTTACTATTACCCCTTTGTATTCTTCACTAAAAGCTTGAACCAATATATCTGTCTGATTGACTTTTGTAATCATATACTTGATTTTATCTTTATTAAACTCATCAATCATTGAATGATTCGCCCTTTCCCATTTGTAGCGTTCTTCCTTCTCAAAATATTCATGCATAATAATTATCCTCTAGTTTAAAGAAATTTTCAACAAATTTAACAAACTGCTCCTTTTCTATTGGTTCAGCAGTAAAAGTTACAAACAAATACTCTAAAGAGCTTGCTTCTAGAATCACATCGTATGTATTTGATAATTTAATAATGGCTTTAATTGCTTGACCTACTGTCATTGTTCTACTCATAACTCTCCCTCGGTTTGCAAGCCACATAAGCCCTTTGACTCCCACAATAACCAATAATAATTTTACCATTCTCAACTAAAAAATCATAATCAAGTTGACCATCTTTCATCCACTTGTCTAAATCATCTTGAGTAGTAATTTCATTGTTCATTAGTTTTTCTTTCATATTATTCATAATTTTCATTCATTTTGTTTCTAAAGGCGTTCTTTCTAACATTGTGAGGGTTAAAATCTTTCCACCATTGCTCACCGATTTCAAGTGGGGTTTGTGCAATGTTTACAACAATTGGGCGACTCATGCACATATAACGCAAAGTGTCAACTGCGTGATCTTCTAAATCAGAGTCTAAATCTTCTGGCTTGCTCGGATCATATTGCATAATCGGCAGAGTGCGTAATAGATTTTTACAATCTTTAGTAAAATAAATCAAGGGCTTTCCATCTTCACCAATTAATCTTCCCCTTATTTGCTGCCAACCATTAATCCTTTTATTGTCAGCTTCACGATAATAACAACCATGCTCTGCCAATTCCTCAGCAATTGATTTACCCCTCGAAACATCGAAGATTGCTGGATCAGCTACCATATCACTCATCTTCTCACCTCCTTGGCTCTTCATAGTTTCTTCTGCAATCTCTTTATTGCTTAGTTTTAGCCCTTCGTTTGCCTTTCCAGTGCAACCATAATATTCACGATAAAAAATCAATGAGCCGCGCGGGAAGCTTCTTTTGATTCCATCACATATAACCAAAGAGCCGTCACTAACTGCCGCCCATAAAGTAGCAAACGGGCGAGAATAACCCCAATCAAATCCCCTAATTCTTGCCCAATCTCCCGGAATTAAGAAAGGCTCAATCACATGCACATCTTTGTCAAACTGATCGAAATATGCACCTTCGATAGCGTCCCAATCACCCTCTAACATTGCTTTTGCTAATGCACCACCAAGTCCAATCAGTTTATTGGCGTAAAGTGGATCGTTTAACATCATTGTCGGATTATCTTGCAACTTAGCTGGAATAAACTGCCTCAACATCCCGCCCTCTTCTGGCTCCATTTGCCTTACTTGCATTGGCGCACAGTTATCAATGAATGTTTCCTTTACGAATTGATGTCCGATCCCCCCGGGATTTGAGCCAGCAATAATAAGTGGTAATTTAGCCTTGTATTTATCTTGAACAACAAGCGAACCAATCCGACAACGACCACGAAGAAACTTGTAAATCTTTTCAGAAAAGTGCGTTAATTCATCAATCAACAATACATTAATTTCAGCACCCTGATATTTAATCACATCTTTTTCGTGTTGACAATGGCACAAGTAAATCTTTGAGCCATTCTTAAATGTTATCTCACTATCAGACAAGCGGACGAATTTAGAGTTGATTAGCGGGGCGAGTAAAGCAGCAAAGCCAGAAGCGCCTTCAATGTGATTTTTAGCTAAGTCAGCAAAGACGCGGCGAAACAAATAAATTTGAATATTGGGAATGTCTAAAGCGAGGATAATTGCAATTACTCTCATAGTATGAGACTTACCACCACCTGCAGCACCACCATAAAGTATTTCAGTTGCTTCGCTTAGAAAGCAGGCTGATTGACGAGGATGGAGTTCGAGATTAATCATTTAGTAATTTCTTTTCTAACTTCTGAAGAAAAAGAGGAGCATTAAAATAAAAGCTGGTAATTGATAATTCTAATTCTTTCCAGCACTTTTCAAATACTTCTAAACCCTTAATTTTTATTAATCTTTGTAAAATTACATCACAATCTTTAACATTTTGAAACCAAGACCCTAAATTTTCTTTAAGCCATATCTCTTTCATATCATTTATTTTTGAATTTACGCAATCTATTTTGTAATTCCCATCTTGCATGTGATTCATGTAACACATCCGGTTTATACATAAATCGTTTTTTACAATTTATTCTAAGTCTTGCAGCTGTCAAAGCCGCCGCTCTGTTTATTACAATATCATTACCTTGATGAGATATTACCACATTTTCACAAAATTTAGACTTTTTACACTCTTCAATGATTTCTTCAATTAAGATTTCGTGATATTTATTCATATAATATTGCTTACTTATTCAATATCACATTGACGCTTGGATTTAAAGGCGCTTCATTGTCTCCACGGAGTGTTGTTGAGTCTCCAAATCTTGCAGGGTTTTTAACTCTTGCAGCCCAGCGATAATGACTAGCTAACTCTTTTTGTCTTGTAACTTTAGCATTAGTATCCAGCGCATCAATTTCTAAAATAGCTTTTTCAGCTTTGACAAAATATGTTTCAGCACTTGATTTTTGTGCTTCGCGCGCACGCACGGAATAGTCCGACTCTGCTATGAACCAAGCAAGATTCTCTCTTCTAACACAAAATTTTTTACAAATATCATCATAACTTAATGCATTCTCAAGCATCTCAATCACATCATCAGCATTCTCAATCAGTATTTCTTTTTGTGTTTTCTTTGCAGCGATTGTTTTTTTGTTGAGAATCTTTCCTTTTTTTATCATCTTATTAATTCTTTGATTGCCGCGCCAGCTGTGCTTAGTCGCTATTATTTTTGTCGATTTTTTTTTGCAAATCCGGTTGGAGTATAACAAGTTTGTTTTGCTGCCCCCCAACCCCCCAAAAAGAGGCTGTTTGTCAAGTTATTTATTTTATTTCTAAATGTCAATATCTCTTTCTTTTTTTATCATCTTTCCCAATTTGATACACTAAAAAGAATCTTTTAATCACCTTCACTTTTTTCTTGCAAGTCGCTATTCTTTAGGCTCCACGCTTTCCCTTTTCTTTGTATTGTATTATTTTGATACACTTTATTATTAATATTAAATAAATGTTAAATAAGTATTAAATAAGTATTGACACTTTAAAAGATATGTTCCATAATGCTTTTAACAAATTCACATAAGAATTTGATTTAATAATAACTAAAAAAGTAAAAATTATGAAATTAGTAAAAACAAAAATTAGCAAAGGATTCTTAAGAAATTTTGGCAACAACACTTATTGGAATTTTGAAAGCCGCCAAGCTTTTATTGAAAATAAAGACGGTGATAATTTTGAAAACGGTGATTTCGTCATATTTCACAATTCGAATAGTGTTTGGACAATTAAAATTTAATAATAACTAAAATCAGGGACAAAAAATGAAAATCAATTATTCTAATGAATTAAACCCAAAATTAAGAAATGGCGGCGGAATGTTTTATGAAATTTTAGGGAAGACAAAATATATTGCGTCAGTCACAAACTGGAATCACGCGCCAGCAATTGTCAATGCAAAAACAGGCTTAACAATTGGTTATTTAAGAAAGGAGGGCTTTCAACGAGCTTGTGGCTTCAGAAAAGATTTAGGAAAATCAGGACTAGTTTCAAAATCGATCAAAAACTAAAATCAAGGGCAAAATATGGGCAACTTTTTATTAGCAACCTCAATAATTTTTTTATTTACCACAATTTTTATTTAAAATTTATGATAAAATATATAGCAACTAAAATAACGAATTCTGGTCAAAAAAAAGTCTTTGGATCTTTGAACATTGGTTTTTTGACAGAGACCAACGCAAAAACAATTAAGAATCAACCAATTTTCAAAAACGAAAAAGGCGAACTTTTCTTTTGCTCGCACAAAATGAAAGAATCAATTAATGAAAGAATAGCAATTTTAAAGAATGACAAATAAATATTAAATAAATATAATCTTTATTATACCACCAATTTTATTAACGATTAAATAAAGGTAAGAATGAATTTGACCAAAGAAGAATTTAAAAATTTAAGAAAAACAATGAGCAACAAAGAGTTAGCTATTCTCTTAAAAGTCTCAATGCCCACAGTTTACAAGATTGCGAAACAACTCGGTTGTGAAAAGAAAAAGATGGGAGCAAGACCAAAAACAATTTTAAAAGATTAAATTATGACAAACACTGAAAAAGAATATATTTTAAGAAGATCAGCCTGGAACGGCAATCTCCAAGGCGTAAAAAAATTAATTAAAGAAGGGGTTAATCCTTTTGCAAAAGATAAAGAATGCTGGTTTAAAAATAAAACCGCTTTACAAGTAGCAAAACTTGCGGGTCATCATAAAATAGTTTTGTATTTAGAAAGCTTAAAAAAACAATCAAATGTTTCAATTTGACCCAATATTAATCTTATAAAGATTTATTCTTATTTGTTTCTTGACAAAGAAATAGAAACGGATATGATAAAACCACCACCAAAAATGGTTTGGAAATATTAATCAATAAAAAAATTTATGACAAGAGAAATAAAGTTTAGAGCGTGGCTTAAAACGAATAAAATTATGACAGAAATTGATAAAATTGATTTTATAAATAATGAAGTTGCCTTTGGATTCTATGAAGGAAGCATTGATGCAGTTGAATTAATGCAATACACGGGCTTAAAAGATAAAAACGGTAAAGAAGTTTATGAAGGCGACTTATTTTATTATACTTGCCCGCGTGAATGCTTAGAAAGATTATGCAAGATAACTTATTGCCCTGACAAAATGGGAATTGAAGTGGTGCAAATATGTGAAAATGAAGAAGAGCCTATTTGGGCTTTTGTTGATGGTTGGGAAACTTACGAAACTGCCAAATATTTAACAACAATAGAGATCATTGGTAATATTTATGAAAACCCTGAACTTTTGGAGGATAAATAATTATGAATACTCAAGAATTTCTTACAAGTTAGGAAATAATAATTAATTAAAGGAATTTATGACAAACAAAATAAAATTTAGAGCAATTAATAAAATATCTCGTAAAGTTTTTGAAGTATGCGGGATGTCAAGCATGATTAAAGATGCTGATGAGCCTGAATGGCGTCATTGCTTAAATATAAAACAAATTGCAATTCGTGAAATCAGCGATGTTGAAACTTACGAAAAGCCTAATTGGGTTGATGTAGATAATTATGATTTAGTGCAAAATATGAACACTCAAGAATTTTTAGAACAGTTCCAAGAACTAAATGACAAATTCTATAATTCAGTTCCTGCCGCTGATTATATTGATGCTGCTAATGACGCTAGAGAGATTCTAGCTAATTATATAGAAGATGCTCAAGAATCAATTAACAAGCGTACTGAATACCTAATTGATAGTTTTGGCGGCGAAAATTGCACAATGAGAGATTTGAAGGGAGAATAATGCCTAGAATACTTAAAGATCGATTAAGACTTTTTAATATGGTTCAAAATAAAATTAAAAAGAAAGCTAAAATTTATTTGGAAGAACCAGATGCGATAATAATTTGCGATTATGCTGATTTGCTGATGGAACAAAATAATATCAAACAAGATAATTTTAAAAAAAATGATGAAAAAATGCAAATAAACCTCGAAAAAGAAATAAAAGAAAGTTTAGAAATTTTACAAAATTTAAAGGATCTAAAATTACATTCGAACAAGCAATAATCACCAATCTTAAATTTATTCCATTAGCCTTCGCCGTTGTTATTATGGCTGGTGCTGGGGTTTGGATTTTATCAATTTTAATTTAAAATAAACATGAAAAGACAATTACTATCATTAGCAATAATTCCAGACGAATTATCAATTGACACAGATAAAAAAGAAATAGCAGAATTGCTAGGAATATCTTGGACACAAGAAAAATCACCAGAACTTTTCTTTTTTCATCAAAACTCTTTGCATAAATTTGTGGCTTACGATTGGCAAAGTGAAACTAAAAGATATTATATTTGGAATTATGGCTTAGCTGATGGTTTTAAAGTAGAAGATGAGAATCAAGAAATTATTGAACTAAAAGTTGCAAATAAAGTTTTGGGAGACGTAGGACAAAGAGTAATGAAAGAGCGAGATCAAGCATTTTCACAATTAGAAAATTTACAATCAGATTTACTTGAAAGCGATAAGTCGAAAGTTCACAAAGATTTACTACTTGAGATAGTAGCGGCGGCGCATGGTAAGAAACTTAATTAAAGGAGAATAAAAAGAATGAAGCGCAAAATTAAACAGCTATTAAGGCGCATAAGAAGCACAAAATCAACGCTATTTGCTAAACTTAGGGGGATTGTATGTTGCAAGAATTAGATATTGTTGATAGAAATATCATTAAAAGCATTGATGTTGAGATTGACAAGCTAAAACTAGATCAGAATTTTGATAAAGACAATTGCTTTAAGCAATTTACTAGAATCACCAAGATAAATTATGCAAAGCATGGCAAATATAAAGCTTGTTTAATTAGAGAGAAAGTTTATTATTAAGCTAATCAGATTTAATTCTGGGGTCAGAGAAATCTGGCAAGCCCTGCAAGTTATTCTAGACAATGACTTGTGGGGTTCGTATATTTTCTTTGCTTTTCTATACATATCTAAAAAATGTGTATAGAAAAGCGCAGAAATGCGTTAGCTTTCTGTAAAAAGGCAAATAAATCTTGATTCTTAGGAATAGGGGTTGATAATATCTTTAATCTATCCTGAATAGAGGTAAGAAGTTTTCTTCTCGCCAGCCCTAAAAAGCTGGTGTATTCTTAGAAATAGGGGTTGAGAATGGATAAAATGCAAGGCTTATCACTTAGAGTTTGTAGTAATCTAATGGATAATAACGGATAAATAACTCGTGCGGAGTGTTGTAAAAAATTTAGTTTTATATGGTGGGGAGCCGCACCTCTTCCACCGCCAAAACCTCAAGTGCGGATATTATGTCAGAAAAAATCAGAGATAGCTTCATATTTTACAGAAGCTTTTACCAATCAGCAAAAAAACTACCAAAAGAAGACAAGGCAGAACTTTTTGATGCTATTTGTGCCTATGCCCTAGATGGCGAATTAATCGAATTATCCGTTGTTCCTGAAGCTATTTTTACAGTTATAAAACCTAACCTAGATGCAAACAGGCGTAAGTGGGAGAATGGTTGCAAAGAAAAGAAAAAACCTAGCGAAGTTGAAGCTGAACAAGAGCAAGAAATAAGCAAAGACGAAGCAAACGATAAGCAAACGATAAGCAAAGCACAAGGCAATGTAGATGTTAATGTTAATGTATATGCTAATGTTGATGAAGAATGTAAATCTAAATCTAAATCAGAATCTAAAAGATTCTCTCACCCAACTTTAGAAGAAGTTAAAAACTACTGCAAAGAAAGAAACAACACAGTAAATCCTGAAAAGTGGATTAGTCATTACCAAAGCAATGGATGGAAAGTAGGTAAGAATCAAATGAAAGACTGGAAAGCTGGCGTAAGAACTTGGGAAGGTAATAGTTTTGAAAGTAAACCAGCCCAATTTGCTAACAAAGAAGTACAACGCCAACAAAACAACATAGAAGCATCTAAAAGATTCTTGCAAATATCAGGAGGTGATGATGCTTTCTAATGAAAATTTCCTAAAACAATTTCTGCTAATGTCTGAAAACTTTGGTTTTGGGTTTACTACTGAATATCAGCTAATGATCTATGCTGGTCTAAAAAACTTAGTTAATGATCAAGAGTTTGTTAGAATCTCTCACGGCATCATCAAAGACACTAAGCTAACTGATTGGAATGCTGCTTATGGATTTAAAGGCAAGCCAGCATTAGCAGATTGGATTGAAGCTTATGCGCCACCAAAAAAGAAATGGAAATGTGACGAATCAACTGGATTCAAAGTGATTGAAGATATTAGCAATAATTTGAGATTAAAATAAAATGAAAAGTTACAAAACTCAAGAACAACCAATCTTAAAGCAATACTCGCCAAAGTGTGATTGCACTAAATATGTAGACCGTTGGTGCTATGTTTGGGAAGCTGATGTTGCTAATAAAGTTAAAGCTTTCGGTTATGGTAATATCCTTGGAAAGAAGGCTAAGAAAGACGGCTGGTTTGGTTATGTTTATGAAAATGGAGTTATTCCCATGGTTGGGTTAGCTAACTATCTGGCAGAGATTTATAGCAAAATAATCTTCAATGGTGAAATTGATAGTGGATTGGAAATGCAACCCAGAGGCTTGAGGGATATACCAGAATTAAATCAAGCGGCTCTTTTATCTTTTAGGGAGTTTTTAGCGTCAGATGGTTTTAAAAACCTTTCTATCGAACGGATTTTAATTGAGAGAGAGTCTGATATTTTAACAATTAGCAATAAAAATAAATAATTATAGGAGTAAAATGAGCATATACATCTGCACAATCTGCAATAACCAAAAAGACGGAGACTTTAACTGCGCTGAATTAGGCGGGAAGGAATGCTGTGAGGAATGTTTTGACGAGCATGAAAATAATAATAATTAAGGAGTAACAATGGCGAAAAAGAATATAAATTACTGGCTGATGAGGGCATATAGAAAACTTTTTGTAAAGCCTATCATATTTAACAGAACTTATGCGGTATTTCTTATTGATGACGAAAATAATTTGCGATGGCAAGCTGGCAATTTCTGGTTTCTATCAGAAGCTAGAGATTATAAAAGGAATATTGATTTTCATAATCCTTTTGAGATCAGGAAATATAAATCGGTGATTATTAAAATTTATAACGATTAAGGAGTAAATTATGGCATATTTGAGATTCTCTAATGATTGCGATGTTTATTTATACGCATCTACACATC